CCAATAGTTGATTCAATTCAGAACTTGACGGTTTAAGTCCTTGCCACTGTGACCATCCGTTTTTATCAAGATCGTCTTTGTCCATTTCTCCGCGAAAATACTTTCGCTTTTTCCAGCCAGAGATATTATATTTCTTTTCCGCAGCTGCTAGTTTTGCCTTGAAAAACATCAAATATTCAACATATTTTGCGTGAATCATCGGCGTTTTAAGCAACTCGTGATTCAATCTAGACTCATCAATTACTGAATCCTTTTTCCACTCAGTCAAAACATCTTCTAGTGATGACATAACGACTCCAATTATTTACAATCATCATATTATGACAAAACCTACAATTGTTGTCAAACTTGAAAACTTATTTGACAATATTATTGACACAATATAAAATTCACCTGTAGTCCGTTGCATAGGTGATATGCTATAGGTAATAATTATGTCACTAAAAAGTAATAGTCACATTCAAATGTGATCTGACAGGTAGGAAAAACTAAATCAGTTGCTGTCGAGTCGAATTTGATACCAGATAATTCAATAGGAAATACATTGATGAATTCATAGATACCACCTGCTGTAATCAATCGTGAATTAGTAGTTGTATCTGAATTCAGACCTTGAACTGATAACTTTTTCATCCATTCATGGACTTCTTTATATCCTTCCAATTGTGAATCCAATACAAATTCAACAGAAAACGCTGAATATTTCAGTTTTTCACCTACTTGTTTATAATCAAGCATAGGCGATGGTTGACTAGAAACACCAAGTGATATAGCAGGCAATTCAATTTTATTACATAAGAGTTGAAGATTTGGTAATTTTTCAAAGACCAATGTGAATTTGGTAGTATCAATACCTGGTGTTGGATAACCAGTTTTTTCGTCCCATAGATTAGTTTTTACGATATTAGTTAGAGTCATTTTGATCTTTCTGTTTATTCATTCTGGCTAAAAATCTGTCTGTGACCCAAGCACCAGCATATACAACAACATACCATTCAGTGAGTTTATCCTGAAGTGTAATGTAAATGAATGCCCAAGTCATTATGACGAATGCTGTATTCAATCTTACCTTTGAATCAGACGCTTCACCCGTTGTGGTGTCAATGGCAAATATTTTGATTAGATTGAATTTTTCATATGTTTTACTGAAATGAAATCTGATCACGGATCCAAGTAAAATCAAAAACCCAACTACACTAGCCACAGCCCAAATGAATTTTGGGTTATTCATAATGAAGTCAAGCATTTGAAGTGTCTCCATTTTTGTCGTTCCCGAACATATTATTTGAATATTTATTCATAATGAGATTGAAAAAATATTCAGCTTCCTCATTTGTGCGACCAAACAAAAATTGTACTCCATCATCGTATTTGACAAACGATTCAGGTGCCTCATTCATAAATCGTTGTAGCACCTTCGCCGCCATTTTTTGTGCTGTTTTGCTGTTCAATGACTTAAAATAAGAATCCCATATATCAAATGCTTCAGTCATATAAGTTTGATTGTCGGGATCAAACGATCTTTTAGACCACAATAATGCCATCATATGATAATGTGCCATCGGATTATTTGGATTCAGTCGTAGATTTTTTTCAATCAATGGTCCATTTCTTTCTATTGCTTTATAAGATTTCACCTTTAGATTTGCAAGTCCATAATGTAAAATGTAACAATTCTGTTGAAATACTGAATTTGGCAAAAAATCAATTCCATCTTTAGACGGATATTCGTGGATGACACCGATGAATTCAATGGTTCCTTTTTTGAATAATCTGTCGTGTAATTGATCCGCATTCCAAGGATGATCTTCAATTGGTACACATTGAGCTTGTCTAAAAAATACTGATTCTGGATTATCAGTCACTAATGATCTGAATGAGTTGTTTAGGTCTAAAAGTTCTTCATCTGCATCAATCCAGAAAATATAATCACCTTTAGCCTTAGATATTGAGTAATTGCGAGCTCTCGCAAAATTACCAATACCGTCAGCTTCTTCAAACTTGAAATTATAGATTCTGTCTGTGAATCGTTTTGCTAGATGTTTAGTGGAATCAGTTGACCCTGTATCGACTATTATAATCTCGTCGACTTTATCCTTGATTGATTTTAGACACCGTAGGATGTTATTTTCTTCATTCTTTACGATGATACAAGCAGATATTGTAGTCATTCAATAGACCTCTCATAACGATGGATGATCTATTTATTGAATACTAATTTAGCGTGGCCGGCGTCATATATTTTATATGCTTTATTTTCACGCATAATTTGATCCTCAGATTTATGATCTGCATAATTCGGTAAATGTTTAAGTTTGTGTTTTTGAAATGAGATGCGTGAGTGTCTTTTATTGCCAATGACCCAAAAATAATTTGGTTTAGTTATTGACACTAATTTGAATCCATTTTTTGTGTATACATTATCATTTGCATCAGACCAACACAAATCCGCAAAAGTTTCAATATATGTCTTATTAGCATATGCCAATAATTTGCTAAATCCACCAACGACATTACAAGATGTAGCGAATCGTTCTAATTTCACACCAGAAAAAGACATAACTGCGACTAATTCATTTCTATTGTATAATCCATAGCATTCTTTACAATTTTTATGGCCCTGGATATGATTCATCTCAAGAAAAGGTCTCATTGTTGAGTTTGTAATCAATTTAAGTTCACAGTTTCTAGCATAAACTTTTTGTTCTTTTGATTTGCCCAAAATATGAATAAGTTTCCTTTTTACTAGATCTTGATTGTCTAGCCAATCATCTTCGAATATCTGAATGAGTCTGATATTCTTCTTTTGGCACAATATCAATTTCGCCTGATGTTTTTCTTCATCATCCCTATGATAATAAACACCATTATATTCAATTGCTATTCGTTTTGATAAAATGTGAATATCTAATTCCTTCGGATATATTCCTGTCTTTTTAGTCTTATCGTCATATAAAACATCTTGTTGATCAAATCCTAAAGATAAAATGAACTTATAAATTTGAATTAGCTCATATGATTTGTCCGGATTAGTGTATGTCAAATTATGTTTTCTAATAGCTTGAATGATACACGATGCTGAACATTCAAGTAGTTTAGCAGTTTCGTTAGCATTGACATCGGTTATAGTTTTCACATAATCAATATCATCTAACAATTTTCTTGATTCAACTGGTATTTGATCCCAATGTGTATCAATACCATAATGATGATAAGCAATATTCACTTGATATCGGTTCACATTATGGAGTTCACAAATCTGTTTTATTGTCGTTTTGTCAGTTTTATACTGTGATAGCAATTCTCCATTTTTGAGGACATCAGGTATATTATCAAATATTTGCTGTTTTTTAGACTCGTGATCTGGATAAAATCTAAATCCGTTGATTTCTCTAAATGCGTTTTGGAGAATAAGATATCTTGATATTTGTAGTGATTTTGTAGCAGACTCTATAGTTGGATATACATTGTCATTCACTTGAATTGAGGTGGATGCATTATTATTTTCACCAGTTTTAGTGGAAAGATAACATTTTTGAGAACAATATTCAACATAATTGCCATTATCAAATCTTGATATTGAACCACATACTGGACATTTTTGCGGTTCACTGTTATTTGCAATACACCAATATTTTTGATCGTTTGGAATATCAATGTTCCAATTTATTTTATTGAACAGTTGTTGTAACTCAAATTGATATTGAGTTCCTCTTTGAAGAGCTTTAGTGAAAAATCCGCGTTCTTTTGGTGATGAATTTTTGAAAAATTCTACTAATTTTGTATCAAACATAATTTACAGCCTATAATTGGATTCAACGATTATGTTTGTATTTATATCATAATGATGATTTTCAGTCAAATAAAAATGGGGACCGAAGTCCCCATTTTGTGGCTATTGAAATAGCTCTTATTGTTTGTATTATTTATCACATCTTTCAAACTTAAGTATACCGAATATATCCAATTGAGACGTCTTCACAGCATAATGTACTGTATTATGTAATTTTTGATGTAAAAATAGCGCCGTGGCGCTATTTTTACCCCTTATCAGAGATTATCAGAGAATGTTGCTAACTTTCATTAATCTGAAATAGAAGTTTGACTTAGCATCAAGAGTTGCAGCGTCGCCACTCAATGGATGTGAAACCAGTCCATAACGAGTCTTGAATCCGATCTTTGGTTGGAATGTTGAAGGATCAACAGCGCGCATTAGCTGGAGTGGAACATATGGGCAATAGAAGAGACCAGCATCAAATGCTGATGTGCCACGATAACCAACTAAGCAGAATTGATCAGCGATTGTTGAACCTGAAACAGTTGCTGAATATGGATCAACATACACTTTGTATTTGCCGTTAAGAACACCAGCGAAAGTTGTTGATGATTCATCGACATTCAGTGAACCCCTACCAAGAGCAGCACCTGTATCCAATGTACCAGCCATTGCAAGAGCAGAAGCAACGTCAGCTGAGCAAACGATAAAGTTTGCACGACCACGACGGGTTGTCTGTGCGACACGGTTAGCTTCACGCTCGATTTGGAACATTAGACCCTTGAAGCGTTCAACTGACCAGCGACCGTTTGCATCAACGTCAAGGTCAAAGGTACCAGCAGTTGCACATTCCTGAGCACCGTTTTTAGCGATCTTGTAAACTGTACGAACGACTTCACGGTTGATTTCAGCGATAATTTCGTTGGAAAGAATGTTTGAAAGTTCGCCTTCAGCATCAAGACCATGAACAGCCTTAAGATCTTGAGCAAGTTCAACAGTGTAAGCAGCCTTCAGAGCACGGCTCTTGGCAGTTACGGTGAACTTGTCGATGTAGAATGACATTTCAGCTGGAGTAAGTGTTTCAGCAACTGTTGTAGTCATACCAGTACCAGCGGTATAACCAGGTGTGCTGTCCCAATCGCCTAGACCAGTTGTTGCGTTGACTGGTGAAGTACCAGCCTGAGCACCAGCGCCAGAGAATGCAGAGTTAGCCTCATTAAAGAGTGCTTCTGTACGTGAAGATGCAGTAGCATTGTCTTCGTATTGTGACTTAAGTGCAAACACGAGACCGCTTGGTGCTGTCATTGGCTGAACGCCGCAGATGTCATAAGCGATAAGTTGTGGCATAGCACGACGGACAAGACCAATAAGAATTGGATCGTAACCTTTGGCGACAGAACCTGAGGCACCGTCAAATGCACCAATTGATGAACCACCAGTTTCCATAAGAGCCTGGCGTTCCTCACGGAGAGCGCGTTCCTGGTTTTCGAGGATTACAGCAGTTGTAGCACGCTTATAATCTGAGTCAATCTTTGGAAGATCGGGATGATCGAGAACTGGACTCCACTTCTCGTTTAGTTGGGTTTGTGATAAAAATTCCATTTGTAAAACTCCTTATCTGAATTTAAGATTTTGTGTGACAGCCTTAACATAAGACGACATTGAATCATCAGTCTGTTGTGGTTGTTCCTGTTTTGTTTCAATAGTTTGACCATTTGGGAAATAATTTTCCTTCATGGTTTCGAGTTTGCTTGTGTATTCTTCGTCAGTCGTAAATTCAATTTTTTCAACTAAGCTGGAGAATTTCTCTTTCTGGACATCGGTCAAGTCATCTGAAACTGATTCAAATACAAGTGCTGATTTGAGTGTAACAAGTTCAGCATAGAGTTGCTGATTTTTTTCAGCAAGTTTAGTTGCATCTGATTCGAGTGTTTCAATTTCATTAGCCTGCTCAGAGACGATATCAAGCTTCTCTTCGGGTAAATCTACATAATGTTCACTAAATAGGTTCTTAAGTCCATCAATAAAGGAGTTCATCATTTCAACCTTCATACCACTTTCTAAAGCAACTTGGTTATCTTCCATCCACTGCTCAACAACAAAGTTGAGGAATCCATCAATTTGTTCAACCAATTCACTTTTTACTTCTTCTACAGCTTCATTAAGTTTCACTTCCATTTCTTCCTGGAGAGCAACAACTTCTTGAGCATATTCTTCTGTTAGTGCATCAATGCGAGCTTGAGCAACTTGTTCGACTGCAGCTTCGAAAATTGTTGCAGCCTTAGTTTGGAACTCTTCTGAAAGTTCTTCACCGTTGAACAGAGCATCCATATGTTCCTTGACGCCTTGTGGGTTCTTATCAACAGCATTTTTAGCATTTGACTCATTTGTGCCAGAACCAGTTGCACCATCAGAAAGTTTACCATTGGTTTCTTTCTTTGAAGCGCCAGCTTGGAGACGAGCGTTGTCACCATTATCATCAGTCTTACCTGTTGATGGTGTTGCTTCAAGTTTACCTTGACCAGCATCGTCCTTATTGCCCTGTTTAGCCTTCAACTTTGATGTTTTTGTTGAACCAGCTTCATCGGAACCATTTGAATTCAATGAGCCGAATGGATCAGATCCTTCCTTAACATCAACTTTATCTTTTTTACCTGTATCTTGTGACATTTCAGTATCCTCATCTGAGTCATCTTCGTCATTATCAGATTCACCACCTTCATCGTCGGCATCTGGCTCTTGATGATCGTCTTCTGAATCATCTTCATCAGTGATAGTAGTTCCACCTTTAGTCTTGATGGTTTCTTTCTCTTCAAGTTCCTCGATGGATTCCTCTGAAAGAAGCGTTTCAGACTCTTCAGCCTTTGCTTCCATCAATTGCTTAATACGATCTTCTAATTTCATATGAAACTCCTTATTTGATAATATATTTATACATCTTGAAAATTCGTCACAATATAATCCATCAATA